TATCATCAATAGTGTTACCGTAACAAATGCTGGTTCTGGATATCTAGTTGGTAATTATCCTATAGTAGAGAGTAATAGTGGTGCTGGTGCTAATCTAAGAGTTTCGCGAGTTTCTACTGGTAATATTGCTTCTATAACTGTTATCGATGGTGGTGCTGGATATCAAACAAACTCGTTTGCTCTTTTTTCTGGTGGTGGTGCTGGTTCTGGTGCTAATGCTGAATTGACCCTAGTATTAAATGACAGCAGTGTACATCCTAATTCATACAATATCATCTTCAGTACTGTATCAGTAGAAGCAAATACAAACACTACAAACTCAATTGCTAATAATATTTACCAGTCTTTTGCTTATCAGAATCTTAATGTGATCTACACGAACACATCAAACATAAGAGCAAATAGTGGTGTTTCTCTAGCATCGCTCAATCTATCATCTTGGTTGGCTAATAGTAATGTATACTTTGAAACTTTTGACTCACTAAATGTGACAAATCAGATAAGTGGTGTAAGTAATACTGTATTAATAACTGCAACAAATACAAGATCAAATCTTGTATACATTAGTCCTGCGTTTGCAACAAGACAGTCGAATTTAGTTGTCAGAATTATTAAAAGAGCAAACGCAAATACGACTTTGATCAATGCCCTTCCGTTTTATGTATATGCTAATACTGGTCCAGCAAGAACTGTTACAGTCCGTAATGCAGGTACAAATTATACAGAACTTCCATCTATCAGTATTATCGCAAACACAGGCATTCAAGAGCTAGAAATTCTAGGCAAAATGGTCATCAATAATGGTGGTTCTGGATATCAGATAGGTAACATCATTCAATTTAACAATGAACCAGGTGGTTATGGAACTGGTGCTAATGCTATCGTATCCAATATTAGTGGAACTGGTGCAATTACGGCTGTCAAATTTGTTCCTAGAACTGGTCAAATAGTCGGCGGTTCTGGTTATAATGTATTACCTACAGCAAATGTGATTTCTGGAACAGGTAATGGTGCTAACATTGCCGTGACACATAGACTAGGCGAAGGCGCTTCATTCATTCTGACAAACAGTACTCTAGGTTCTATTCAAGAAATTCAGATTGTTAATAGAGGATCAGGATACACAGATGTTCCTACAATCAATCTAAGATCATTAGGAGATGGTACGGCTACTGCTAATGCTACAATTCTAGAAGGTGTGTTCACATATCCTGGACGTTATCTGAACGATGATGGTTTCGTATCTTCTTATAACTTCTTACAGGACAGAGACTATTACCAGAACTTCTCATATGTTCTAAGATTGAAAGAATCAATTGCAAACTACCGTAAGGCCATAAAGCAGCTTGTTCATCCTGCAGGTATGAAACTTTTCGGTCAGTATTTGACTATCGACGAACAAGATGGTCTGAATAATTCTGAAGGTGGTTTAGAAGCTATCACACGATCATTACCAATACCTACATTATCAATAGACTTTACAACAGGTAATCTAGATTCAAATGTGACGTTTACCAGATCAAGTAATGCTTCGTTTGTAAACAGTTTTGGTTATATTTCGTATGTTACTGCAAATGTTGCTAGATTTACTCATGACCCTGAAACACTAAGACCATTAGGTATTCGTGTCGAACCACAGGCCACAAACTTACTTCTATATTCTAATAATTTTACTAATTTATGGTCTAATACTGGTAATACAATCATAACTTCTGGTCTCAAGTCACCTGATGGTAATAATAATGCGTATCTTCTTTATGATTCGAATCTTAACAACGACGCATCATTTATTGATCAAAATATCACTATAACACCAAGTGCAACTCAGCGACATACATATTCGATTTTTGCCAAAGCAAATACTGCAAATGCATTTGCGATATACTGTTTCTACACAGGAACTACAGTGAATGGCTCCAGTGTTATTGTTAACAATTTTAATACTAATAATCCAACTGTAACAGCAGCTATAGCTGAAGGTGGTGAAGAACTTCCATCTAATGTTGTTCTTGAAAATTATATTGATGGTTGGAAAAGATTGAGCTTTACTACATTTAACAGAAATGGCTTAAATAACAATATCGTATTCAGAGTATATCCTGCAACAAGAGATCCTGGAATTACAGGCGCAACCCTATTCTTTGGTCCGCAGCTTGAAACAGGTAATGTCGCGACTACGTATATTCCAACTGGTTCTGCAACTGTAACCAGAAGCTCAGACTATCTTGCGGTACAGAATACTGCATTTACTAATGTATTCAATCAGATAGAAGGTACAGTATTCGTTCAGGGTAGTACAATAGATTATGTTGTAAATAATGGTGATTATCCTGTTGCTATTGCTTTGGCAAACTCATTTAGTAGAGATACTAATTGTATAGTATTCGGTTCTGATCGCACATCAAATCCACCTGCAAATGATAGTTATATGTCTGCTGTTAAGAATGGATTTAATAATGATATACAATTAGATAGAGTATATGTTGGTAAATCGTTCAGAGCAGCTTTTGCATATGAAGATGGAAATCTTCCTAAAGGTAACATCATCTTGGCTCTAGATGGCATATCATCAAATAAAGCTAGTGCAAATATACCAAATGTTAACATACTGTACATATCTCAGACAGCAAGATTTCAACCACAGTATCCACATAATATAGAAAAAGTTGTATATTATAATAAAGAGTTGTCAAATACAACAATGATTCAACTGACAACTAAACCATGATCTGTTTAAATTTTATTATAAATAATAGTAAATTAGAGGATTAAATTTTGAGTTCATCCGCCACATTTATCAAGTTTCGCGTCAACAGCGCCGAACAGTTCAAAGAATCTGTTTCAGAACCTACTCCAAATACCAACATGTATTTGACTTATGGTAAAGTGGATGCATGGGCAAATGATGCAAATGCTGATATAGCTAATACTTCTGTATCTACCGAATATCAAATTTGGTCTAACATGATTGGTGGTAAGAAAATCCTCGGCTATGATATATCGCATGTAATACGTAGAATTAACTGGGTAGCTAATACATCGTATACCTCATATGATCATAGAAATGCCAATCTATATGATGGTAACACAAATTTTTACGTTGTCACAAGTGATTACAACGTCTACAAATGTATCGGTAATAACAACAATTCATTAAGCACAGTAGAACCTACAACAATTAATTTTGGCTCGACAGTCGAGACTTCTGATGGATACATCTGGAAATATATGTATTCAATCTCCGACTCTGATCAGTTAAGATTTACTACAAGCAATTATATTCCAGTTAGAGTACTAGCTGCAAACGACGGTTCACTTCAATGGCAAGTTCAAGATAATGCTATTGAAGGTGCAATCTATCACATTAAGGTTGCTAATACAGGAACAAATTATAGCAATACAAGCAACATCGGCATATCTATATCAGGCGATGGTTCTGGTGCAGATGCGATAGTCACTTTAAACACTGTTTCGAATACAGTGTCATCTATCACAATGACGAACTATGGTCAAAATTATACGTATGCTACCGTTGCTATCACTGGTGGTGGTGGTTCGAACGCATCTGTTATAGCTATGATTAGTCCTCCAGGTGGTCATGGTAGTAGTCCAATATATGAATTTGGTGGATCAGCGGTTATGATCAATACACAGTTGAAATCGTCTGAGGGCGGAAAACTTCCTGCTACTAACGATGTGAGACAGATCGCTATCCTTAAGGATCCACTATTGAGAGATGGTTCTGCTGTTTCTTCTAACATTGTTTTTCAACAGGGTATAACTCTGACGACTGCTGGTTCTGGTGACTATCAACAGGATGAAATAGTATATCAAGGAACATCAGTGTCAACTGCAACTTTCAGTGGTAAAGTTGTATCGTGGGACTCAGCTAACGGAAGACTAGTTGTTATAAATACAACAGGAAATCCGCTATCTCAATCTCTTGTTGGAGCAAACACATCGACAAGCAGATTTATCGGTAGCATAATACCAAATTATCTGAAGCTATACTCTGGTCAACTTTTATATGTTAATAATTTAGAACCAATAACCAGATCAGAAGACCAGACAGAAGATTACAGAATAGTACTGAAGTTTTAAGGGAAAATAGAAAATCATGGCAAATACTGCTAACAATCTAGGTCTAACAACAGACTTTAACGTAACACCTTATTACGATGATTACGATGAAGCTAAACAGTTTTATCGTATATTGTATCGTCCTGGTTATGCTGTACAGGCGCGTGAACTTACTCAGATGCAAACTATTCTGCAAAGACAGATCGAGAGATTTGGCAGACATGTATTTGAAGAAGGTACTATTGTTGTTCCTGGTTCTTTTCAGTTATATGCTGCTAATACTAAGTCGTCTCCTGGTCCTCTCAATTACGTAAAAGTAAAAGACGTTGATGATAGCAATAACACAGTAGATATCACAAACTTCAATGATGTTGAAGTTACTGGCCAAACATCTGGTGTTAAAGGTTTTATCAACATTGTTATTGATGGTTCTGAATCATCTACAAACAAAAAGACTATTTACGTTGATTATCTACAAGCATCTAATGCTAATAGTCAAATAGTCAAATTTATTGCTGGTGAAACTCTAACATCCAATATCGGTAACCTAAAAGTTGTTGATACTGATGCAACTGGATTTGGTTCAGCATTCCGTATTACATCAGGTATCGTGTTCTCTAAGGGACATTTCATTTGGTTCCCAACACAAGAAGTTGTTCTAGATCGATACAATGACACACCAACATGTAAAGTTGGATTCAATATCGCAGAATCGATTGTAAATTCATCAACTGACAACAGTCTTCTTGATCCAGCACTAGAGTCTTCAAACTATTCAGCTCCTGGTGCAGACAGATTTAAACTTGACGCTGAATTGCAAGTACGAGAAATTAATGATCCTGAAGATTTGCCTGATTTTACTACACTGTTTACAATTGAAAATGGCATTATTCAAATTCTTAATGAGAGAACGCAATACTCACTGATCAATGATGAATGGGCTAAGAGAACCTTTGATGAGTCTGGAGACTATTATGTTTCTGGATTAAATATTGACATACGCGAGCATCTTGATAACGGACTAAATGGTGGCGTATACACAAGCGCGCAGGGTGGAAACGCTAATCTCATCTCTGTGAGAGTAGAATCTGGTGATGCCTATGTTAAAGGATATAGAGTTGCAACTGAAGCTACAACTCCATTAACTACACTAAGATCAACTACATATTCAAATGTTGAAAATCAAAGTGCTTCAGCCTTCTTAGGATCATATGTCACAATTGATGAGATGGTTGGACATTTGCCATTAGATACTGGTGTAGAAGTTAGACTTTACGACACTCAGCAAAATCGTCTTTCTAATGCAACATTCACAGCAGCACAGACTGGAAATTTAATTGGTACAGCCAGAGTTGCTTCTATAGAATATAATACAGGAACTTTAGGTACAGCAGACGGCAAATTAGATATGTATCTAATGGATATCCGTATGAATGGAACAAATAGTTTTTCAACTGTAAGAAGCGTTTATATTGACAATGCGTCAACTGCTGATTTTGGTGCAGATATCGTTCTTGATCCTATAACAAATTCGACTGTTCTTTATGAGCCTTTCAATGTTCCTCTTCTATACTACACAGGTTCGAATCATACCCGCAAGATAAAAGGTGTATTGGAAACTTCTGATACAACATATAACTATACTACAACTTTACCTGTAACCATTACAGGTGGTAATTTCTCTGTTTCTGCTCCAGGCAGTGACTCTCTTCCTTATTCTGGCGTTCTTTCTACGTCTAGTAAGAGAGACATATTACTAAGTCTCAACTCAGCATTAAACGTTGCAACTGCTATAACAGTAACCAACAACGGTACGACACTTGTTGGAACAAACTTTACCAAGTTGAATGCTGGTGATATGTTGAAGTTCTCAGGCCTGGCAGATACAACAGCAAACATTTACTCCATCGTTTCTATTGCTAACGCAACACACCTAGTTGTAAATAAAGTTCCTGCTGTCCCTCTTTCAGGCAACAGTCTCTTCAAACATTACGGAAACGGTGATTATATCGATCTAACAACCTTAGGTTTCGATAGCGGAACTGTACGTACAGTCACAGCAGCCGGTACAACACTCACGTTTGCTCTTAATGAAACTGCAATTGCAGGATCAGCAGTTGTTTCTTTCAAAGCTAAAAAAACAACAGCCGTTGAAGCTGCTAAAACTCTTAGACCAAGCAGATATGTACAAATAAACTGCTCAACTGCTGGCACAAGTGGTCCATTTAATCTAGGATTCTCTGACGTTTATAGAATTAAACAGATTCGTAAAAAGTCAACCAGCAACTTCTCTTCAAACACTGAAGGAACTCTGGTAACAAATCAATTCATTTTTGATAATGGACAGAGAGATACCCACTATGACATTGCCAGAATTGATCCAATCGCAGGACTAACTGCAACAGATAGACTTCTGGTAGAATTAGACTACTTTATTCCTGATTACTCACAGGGTAAAGGTTATTTCACAGTAGATTCTTATCCAGTTAACGATGTAACTGCGTCTTCAACTACTATCACTACAGCAGAAATTCCTATCTATAAGTCTCCTACATCAGGTAAAAGTTATGACCTGAGAAACCATCTTGACTTTAGACCTATCAAGTCTATTTCTGCAACCGATTCGACGACTGTTGCTGGTGCTTCGGTGAATCCTGCAACATCAACAACATTCAACTATTCTGGTACAGGTATAACATTAATATCACCGTCTACAGAGGTCATATATGATTACTCATATTATCTAGGTAGAAAAGATGTTGTCCATGTCAACAAAGATAAGATATTCTCTATCACCAGAGGTGTTCCAGCTGCAACTCCAGTAACACCACAGATCAGTGACAATGAGATGGTTCTTGCTGTTCTCAATATTTCTCCTTATCCTTCAATTTCACCATACTACGCAAAGTTGATTGGTCGACAAGATATTGCAACAACTACACGTTGGATTGCACCAATTAGACAAACTATGCGTGATATCGGTATCATGAAAGATAGAATTACAAATCTAGAATATTACACTTCATTGTCATTACTAGAGAAGAATGCTCTTGATCTATTAATTTCAGATGCAAGTGGAAATGATAGATTTAAGAACGGTATCTTCGTTGATACATTTACAGATCATCAACTAGGTGCAACATACAATGATGATTATCGAATTGTCGTTGATCCACAAGAAAAGAGTATTAGACCTTTATACTCAATGCAACCTATCAACTATGATTATCTTTCAGGCACTAATATTAGAAAAACAGGTGATATAGTAACACTTGACTATACTGAAGTACCGTTTGCCAATATTCTTTCTGTAACTTCTACATTAAACACTGAAAAATCTAATTATAAATTTATTGGTAACTTGACTCTTGCACCCGCACAAGACGTTTGGATTGATACTAATGATGCAATACCACCAAATGTAATATCGATTAATGGTGCAAATCTAGATGGTATGGAAGACGCTCAACAGTCTGGTGGTATAACAACAACATGGAACTCATGGCAAACTAACATCACAGGTTATAAAGTTTATGCTGGTGATGATGCCTCTAGTACATTAGTAGGAACGTTCTCTTCTGCTGCTGAAGCAAATAGAGTTGCGCAGAATATCAGAACATCCGCTTCTGGTGCTACAATTGAAACCATCACTACAAGTTCACGTACTGGCACAGAATATTTTAACTATCTTGATAGTGACTCAACTTCAGTCGGCTCTCGCGTGATCAATACAGAAATTGTTCCTTACATTAGAGCCCAAACTCTAATGGGTAAGGCAACAGGTCTAAAACCTTTCGCTAAGTATTTTGTATTCTTTGACAGCATTAATATGACAGAATATGTCAGACCAATCACTGAGGCCGAATATAATAACGTTGCCGCTGTATCAAGTTGGACAAATGCTGTTGGAACTGATGTTATTGCCAACTCTAATGGTGAAATTTGGTTTAGATTAAATCTTCCAAATACAGACAATCTTAGATTTACTGTAGGTCAAAAGAAATTATTGATAACAGATAGTCCAACAAGTTCTGATTTTGCAACTTCATTTGCATCAACATCATTCTTTGCCCAAGGTCTTATTCAGACAAAGCAAGACACAATCCTATCTACAAGACAGGTTGAAAATAGACAAAAGACTGTTTCTGAATTGACAGTAGGTTCAACATTCAGTTCTCTTCCTCCTCTACCAGAAGAACCTGAATATGAAGCTCCTATACCAGATCCTCCTGACAACGGTCAAGTATGTCTCGCATATGTGATGCCAATCAAAGCTCCAGATAACGAAGAAGGTCTATTCTTAACTTCTGTTGAAGTATTCTTCGCAGAGAAGCATCCTACACTTGGTGTCTGGTTTGAACTGAGAGAAGTTGACGCTGGTGGCGGTATTACACTAAATCAAGTTCCATTCTCAGAAAAGCGTTATACAAATTCACTGGTACCCATTTCTACAAATGGTAAAACAAATGGCATGACTGTCACTTTTGATACTCCAGTATTCTTGTATAGTAACAAATCTTATGCTTTCATTGTTCACCCTGAAGCTGGAAATCCAAATTATTACTTGTGGTGTTCACGTATTGGTGAAATCGATGTAAACACTGGCAAACAGGTAACAAGCAGATCATATACAGGTTCAACATTCACGACAAACAACAACGTAATTTGGAATCTAGTTGATCAAGTTGATATCGTTTGTAACTGGAAGCGCGCTTCATTCGTGTCGTCTGGCAACTTTGAAATTGGCAACAGACCAAAAGAAAAACTGTATATTCAGAATGTTGTAGGAAGCATAGAAGGATTTGGTGAACCAATTTCTTCTGGTGATAGATTGACACTATCAGGATATGGTGGAGCAACTATTGCTGTTACTGACCTTATTGTCGGTGGTACTTCTGGCATTAATGCTAGTGTTGTTAATATCAATTCTGGCACATACTCTATGTCAAACATTCGATATACTGTAGGTGAAACTGTAACCGTAAGATATGCTTCAAATGCAACATCAAAAGGTACTGCGACAATTGCAACAAGAGAAACAGGTAAAGGATTCCTTGAGTACTATAAAGAGTCATCAAATTCAACGTATGTAATTCTAGATAGTTCTAATGGTAAGTTCTTTGCTAACGACTCAATATTTGATATTTCTGACGAAGGTTCTGCTACAATTTCAAGAATCGGCAATTTCAGATATTCATTGATCGACTTTGAACCTGCAATCATTAACTTTGCTAAAGCTACACAGTCATTTGAAATGGCAACATATTCAAATACTGGCACTGCCCAAGCTTATGTTAATATCGATACTGGTGAAAACTATGAGTTTAGTACTGAGATGGCAGTTTATTCAAGATCAAATGAAATTGCTTCATTGTCATCCAACAGATCAAATAAAGTTCGTGTGAACATGAACTCATCTTCAAACTATCTAACACCTGTATTTGATATTGGTAGAACTCAATCTATTATTGTGGATAACATTGTTAATTCCAATACAGTAAATGAGACTAATGAAAGTGGCGGCAATCTGTTCAATAAGTATATCTCAAAGATTGTCACATTGGCTGAAGGCCAAGATGCTGAAGATTTGAAGGTGTATCTGACTGCATATCGTCCACCAAACACAGATGTTAAAGTTTGGATTAAGATTTTAAACGGTGAAGATTCAGATACTATGGCACAGAAATCTTGGATTGAACTTGAAAAGAGTTTTGGTGGAGATATATCATATTCATCTCTCGTAGACAAGAAAGACTTCAAGGAGTATATCTTTAATATACCTTCTTCTTATATGACAGGTACTTTAGGAGAAGTGAGATATACTAACACTCAAAGCATTCTTTTCACTGGATATAAATCATTCCAGATTAAGATAGGATTGTTGGCAACAAACTCTGCAATAATTCCTAGAGTTGCAGATTTAAGAGCGATTGGTCTTCAGATTTAAATTGGGATATAGAACATGCAAAAGACTGAAGTACCTGGAATATATAAGGATGGTAAAGGTGTTCTTATAAATAAAGATAAGGATGCCCTTGCTGCTTACAAATTGCGCAAAGAAAAAGATAGAAAATTAATGTTGATCGAAGATGAATTGCGATTTCTAAGAAATGATATTGAAGATATAAAAAACCTACTAAAAGGACTAGTAAAGTAAATGCCAATTACTCCAGTAGACTTGACCGACACATTTGATGTTTGGCGCATTAGAACAAATCAGAATATAAATTTATCTGAAAGTGCAAACACAGCGGCGGCGGCTGCGTTTACTAGAGCTAATGCTGCAAACGTTCTAGCATTCAATACTGGTATAGGCGCTAATGCTTATGCAACTGCGGCCACTGCTGGTGCTAATGCATACATGATTACTATCCAGAATGGTTCTAACACAGCAATTGGTACAGGTGCAAATAGTTATTTACTAGCAACTCTAGCTGGTGCTAATGTTGCCGTAGGTACTGGTGCTAACGCATATATGATCGCTGTTCAGAATGGTTCAAATACTGCCGTAGGTACAGGTGCAAATGCATTCACTAGTGCAACAATAGCAGGCGCCAATACTGCCGTAGGCGTAGGTGCAAATGCATTCACTAGTGCAACAATAGCAGGAGCTAACACAGCAATTGGTACAGGAGCTAACGCCTTTGCTACAGCCGCTGCAACTGGCGCAAATACAGTGGCCGTAGCCGCTTTTGCTAAAGCTAACTCATCAAGTGTTAATATCTTTTCAGACTTAGTTAATACAAACAGATATGTTACCTTTGCAAACAACAATTCTGGTAATACACAATCACTGAACGTTTCTACTTATGGACTATTGTTTAATCCTTTTACAAGCACACTAACGTCCAATAATATCTCAATTCCTGTGTCATTAGGTATTGGCACAGCACCTTCTGGTACAGCAGGTGAGATTAGAGCAACGAGTGATATTACTGCATACTATTCATCAGACATTTCGTTGAAAGAAAATATAAATGTGATACCTGATGCTCTCTCAAAATTAATCCAAATAAATGGTGTTGAATTTGATTGGAGTCAATCATACATCGACAAAAGAGGTGGTGAAGATGGGTACTTTATCCGTAAAAGAGACGTTGGTGTTATAGCTCAAGAAGTAGAGAAAATTCTTCCTCAAGTAGTTGCAACAAGAGGTGATGGAATTAAAGCTGTCAAATATGAAAAACTAATAGCATTACTAATTGAAGCTATCAAAGAATTGAACGAAAAAATAGAATCTAAGAAAGAATAAAAATATGGCAGCATATGTAGAACTTTACATGGATCAAGGTACAACATTCAATAATGTCATCAACATAACAGATGACGTTACGAATGCTGTTGTGAATGTTTCAGGTTATACAATAACAAGCCAAATGCGTAGGTCATATTATTCAGCTAATGCCACTGCTAATATCATATGCACAATAACAGATGCATCAAATGGTGAGATTACCATGTCAATGACCTCAGCTAATACATCAAACATAAGACCAGGAAGATATCTATTTGACGTTAAAACAATAAATACTTCTAATGTAGTCTCACGCATACTTGAAGGAATAGTGACAGTTACACCTCAAGTAGGAAGATAAAATGTCAATCAAAGTATTAGTCAACTCTACACCAAAAAATAGAGTTTCGATAAACAATCAGCAAAGAGAAAATATCAGAACAGTTGGTATTGGTAGCAGTGGTGGAGCGGTAAGCTTAACACAACTCAATGATGTTGACGCATCTGATCCAAACAATAATGAAACTTTAGTATATGATGCGCTGAGTGAAAAGTATGTCATTAAAGAGTTACCTATTATAAACGGTGGAACGTTCTAAATGGCAAATACACTAATTCAAATAAAAAGATCAACTACTACAGCAACCCCAAGTTCTCTTAATGTGGGCGAGCTTGCTTATTCTTATACATCAAATATAGCTTTTATAGGTACTTCTGATAATACTGGTGCACTTCCCATCGGTGGTCAATTTTATGTTGAAAGAACAAATACTGCTCTAGTGGCAGCCAATGCCGCATTGGCTAATACTACAGGTACATTTGCAGGCACACTTACAGTAGCAAATGATCTGATTGTTACTGGTAATGCTACATTTGATACCAATACAATGTATGTTGATGCTATTAACAATAGAGTTGGTATTGGTACAGCAGCACCATTGTTTAGATTACAAAGCAATGGTACTATAGCATCATATTCATCAGATGGAACAAATTATGGCACATTAGGTTCTACGAGTATAAGTCTCGGCCAGAACAATTCGTTTCGCTCAGTTATATCTCATTCTGGAAATGAATCTTTACATTTTACTCCGTACAATCAATTAGTACTTGCGCTGTCTGCTTCAGATTTTACACCAAGTGTCCAGCTGACAAGTAGCAGAACTTTTGGTTGGAGTTCAACTAATGGACAATCTAATAGTCCTGATCTAGTTTTTCATAGAGATGTTGCAAATACGTTAGGCCAAAGAAACGGTACAGCAGGTCAAACATATAGACTTTATGGTACATTTACAGACACATCTAATTATGAACGTTTAAGTATTTCTGCTAACGCAAGTGGTTCTTTTATACAGACACAACATGCTGGAACAGGAACTGCTCGATCACTGAATCTAGGCGCTAACAATACAACATTATTTCAAATTCAGCCAGCCGCAAAACCAATAAGAATGTCATCGGGTAGTATTGCTGGTACATCAGGTACAGGATTTTATCATTTAGATAATACTTCTTTTGCTTTTGGTCAAGATGCAGGATCGGGTGTGTGGGGTGGTATCTATTATGATGGATTTGTAGTTTCTTCCGAAAAGTTCTATGGTTTTGGATCATCTGGAACAGCTTCTCCTGATACTTTATTATATCGTGATGGTGCGTCAGGAAGGTTAGCACAAAGAAATAGTTCAGCCGCACAATCATATCGTCTTTATGGTACATATACAGATGCTTCTAACTATGAACGTATCAATCTAACTGCTAACACAACTGGACATTATATTATTGGTGAAGAAGGTGGTACTGGTGCTGCTCGTCCATTATATCTAGGTTCTAATAATGCTATTGCTGTTACTATTGAATCTAATAATACAGTTAGAACAAGTAGTACGCTTACATCTGGTGGAAGTATTGGTATTGGTGGTCAAGCTGTAACTAGTGCTGGTTGGGAATATAATAATCCCGCCGACATGTCAATTTATTCAAACTCTTCTAAAATGATAGGTATACACGGTGGTAGCGGTTTTGTATTGTTTAGAAACGCAATTGCATTAAGTAGTACTGCAAACTATAATACTCAAGATGTCATTCTCGCGCGCGATGCTGCAAATATATTAGCACAACGTAATGGTACAGCTAATCAAACATATCGTCTATATGGCACATACACAGACACATCCAATTATGAACGCATAAACATAACTGCTAACACAACTGGCCATTATATCATTGGTGAAGAAGCAGGCACTGGATCAGGACGACCATTATATCTAGGTTCTAATAACCGTATCAACATGACAATCGATACTTCTGGTAACGTTGGCATTGGTGTAACTGCACCATCTAGCATCCTTGATGTAAATGGTAAAATTACAACTCGATTTGGTGGTGCTTTAAGAGGTTACTTTGGTAGTCCTTCTTGGGATAGTTCTTATGTTGCAATTCAACATGGTTCTCTTGGCGAATCTTCAAGCAATGCAGCAATTCATCAAAGTTCGGTTGGTGACACTACACTCAATGCTGCAATAGGTAGAAGCGTTCTACTTAAAATTAATAATGATGCTGGAGGTCAAGGACAACTTGCATTTACTAGTAAGAATTTTGCATTTACTGGTGCAAACGTTGGTATTGGTATTGCTACAGCAACGTCCAATCTGCATGTTATCGGTACAGCAAACGTCACATCGAATCTTGTTGTTCAAGGTGTAGATGTATTATCAAGTATAACAGGTGCTAACAACTATGCTAACTCTACATATGTAAAGTTGTCAGCAGCAAGCCAGACAATAACTGGCGATCTAACAGTTGTTGGTAATCTAAGTCTTAGTGGAAATACTACATTTTCTAACGCTCAAACGCTGATCGTCAATGATCCACTAATCTATCTTGCTGGTAATAATTATACTTCAGACATTATAGATATAGGTTTCATTGCCAACTATGTGAACGCAACTGGATCTAATGTTCATACTGGATTGTATCGTGAACATGAAGACAAGATGTACTATCTGTTTCAGGGTTATGATAGAGAACCAATAAACAATCATATTGGTGCTTTATCTAATAACATGACGCTTGCTGTTCTTAATGCAGACTTGAGAACAAGCAACTTGACTCTTGGTGGTACAAACACTATCACATGGATCACATCTTCATTTGCGAAAGCCAATGCAGCACTAGCTAATACATCTGGTATTTGGTTTAACGGCAATCTAACAATAGGTTCTGCAACATCTGATGTGTATCTTGGTGACACGATTGTCTATGCTAATCTTGGTAGTGCTGTATCAAATAGTAACTCTGGTTTTGTCATTAATCAGACATGGAACAACGCAGGTCAAATTTTTACTGGTCTGACAATCAATGTTAATAGCACCGCGGCTTCGGCATCTTCTTATCTTCTTGACGTAAAACAAAACAATGCTAGTGCCTTCTATGTGAGACGATACACAGGAATTCAAGGTGAAATTGGTATTAATTCAAACGGTGGTATTTGGAATTTAAGAGTTGTTGGTAATGAAGTTAATCTAATAGGAACTTCTGGCAATCATAACGTTAAACTTCCAGGCGCAAACTTTCTTCGTTCCGCTGTTGGTTATGGCTTTGAACTAGGTAGCTCAAGTGGTTCTGTATTATATTCAGGCGCGCAAGAAGCGGCAAACACTCTTGCACAACGTAACGGAACAGCAGCACAAGCATATCGTCTTTATGGCACATATACTGACGCATCCAATTATGAACGTATCAATCTAACTGCTAACACAACTGGTCACTATATTATTGGTGAAAAAGGTGGTACTGGTTCAGCAAGACCATTATATCTTGGTTCTAATAATGCTATTGCAGCAACGATTGATGATCAGGGTAGAGTTGGAATTGGCACTACAAGTCCAACCTCGCCTCTTCATGTGGCTGGTGCAACATTTCCAGTAGCAAGAATAGAAAGAACAACGTCTCTTACAACAGGATCAAGGTCCTCATTTGCATCAATACACAAAACAACTGGTGATATGACAGATGGTTTTGGCACTGATTTCAGTTTTATAATAAGAGATTCATCAAATGTTGATAATGAAATCGCTCAATTTGGTGCGTGGAGAGATGGTGCAGACAATAGCGGAACACTATTTTTCTCGACAATAAATGCTGGTGTGTTTGAGTATCCAAAGATGTTTATCAAACCCAATGGTCGTGTTGGTATTGGTACATTCACACCAACAGCAAAACTAACGCTTGCCAATGGTACATCTGCTACATCACAACACATATACGGTACTTATACAGATGCATCCAATTATGAACGTATAAACATAACTGCCAACTCTTCTGGTCATTATATCATTGGTGAAGAAGCTGGTACTGGATCAGCAAGACCACTATATCTGGGTTCTAATAATGCTATTGCAGCAACGATTACTGATCAGGGTAGAGTAGGTATTGGTACGACAAATCCTCTTGCTACATTGCAAGTTAATGGAAGTATATTATTAGCTAACAGTTCTGGAGTTGGTTTAAACACTCTACTCATAAATCCAAAAAATATATCCAACTTCTCAGTGATTGGTACTTATCCTGCTGAAGGTACCAACATCAACTCTACATTATGGGTTGTACCAAAAGGAACAGGTGTAGCAAACAATAAGGCACAAATTAACGTCTTTAAAACAGATTTCGTGGCAGATTCTACAAATTATGAGTTTGCTGGTCTTAGAGCAAGAGATTTTGATTTTTTCTTCGCAACAGGAAAAAATGGAACTGGTATAACAAGACCATTAGTTTTTTCTGCTGGTGGTTTAAATGGCCCGCCTATAAACGAAAATCAATTTGTTGTTGACACAACAGGTAACGTAGGTGTCGGCACATCATCGCCTGCATACAAACTAGAAGTTGCTGGTTCGTTTGCTGCTCAGACAAAGAGCTTTATTATCAACCATCAGAGCAAACCAAATCACAGACTAAGATATGGTTCACTAGAAGGTCCTGAAAACGGTGTATATGTTCGTGGCAAGTCAACAAGCAATGTCATTGAACTACCTGATTACTGGACATGGTTGGTTGATGAAGACACAATCACTGTTAATATCACACCAATCGGTAAAAAGCAAACCCTATTCGTAGAGAAGATTGAGAACAACAAAGTTTATATAAAGAATGACGCTTGGTTTAGCTCAGATGTAAATTACTTCTACACTGTATATGGCGAGCGTAAAGACGTAGACAAACTCATAGCGGAGATACCTAACCCATGACAACTTTTACAATTGAAATAACAGACGAATCAAAGCTTGCTGGTATTACAGCAGCACGTAACAAGTACAATGAGAACTTACCTTTGACGATCACTGATGAAGAAGGTGATGAGATTCCTAATCCAGCTATTCTAGAAACTGACGAAGATTATGTTCAGTTTGTAATGGATAAAGCATCTGAGAGTTATGCTAATCAGTACGGTACATAATGGGTGTTAATTATAATAGTAAGATTGTTACTGATGGTCTAGTGCTATGCCTGGATGCGGCTAATCGTAAGTCATATCCAGGTAGTGGTAGTACATGGGCTGATCTTGTAAGTAGTAACGTTGGAACATTAACAAACGGTCCTACTTTTGATACAGGAAACAGCGGTTCTATAGTTTTTGACGGCATAAACGATTTTGTTAACGTTGCTAGTCAATCTATAACCACAAATACTTCATTTACAGTTTGTTGTTCTGTTTACTTTACAAACTGGAATGATAACTCTTTTAAACCATTAGTTGATGCTGGTAATTTAGGAAGTGGTACTACAAGTTGGACTTTATCAAAAAACAATATAAATGAACTATTTGTGTCTGTTAATGGTGGATTCATTTCGTTAAATCCTAACATATCAAATAACACATGGTATCATATTGCTGCGACAGCTACGGCAGGAACGCCATATGTGTTAAGACTTTATGTGAATGGATTCGCAAGAACACCAACAAGTACATCAAATAGTAACTCTTTAACTGTTGCAACACAACCTGTTCGTATATTTGCCAGTAGCTTCAGTGCGATTTATACTGCTGGTAGAGTATCAAATGTGCAGATTTACAATCGTGCATTATCAGCATCAGAAATTCAACAAAACTTCAATGCACTAAGAGGGCGCTATGGAATTTGAAACTAGACAATATGTCATCTTCAACGTATCAGAACTTGATCTGATCGACTTCACACAAGTTCTTGAAACGTCAGCAGAGACAGTCAGACGTTCAGTTGATGGTACTAAAACATTTGTGAAGTGGGAAGGTTCTGTTGCTGCATGTGTAGAATCTCTCATCACAAAAGGTGAATATCTGACATATGAAGAGATATTAGCTATCATGAACACAGAAGAGTGGACTACACCAATGGACGAGATGAATGGGTCTTAATCATTCACCTCGAATTGTCACTGATGGTTTAGTTCTGTGTTTGGATGCAGCTAATCGCAGATCGTATCCTGGTAGTGGTAACACATGGATTGATTTAAGTGGTAATGGTTATCATCTTACTCTGACGAACGGTCCTACATATAGCTCAAACAATAGCGGAGGAATAGTATTCGATGGTATAAACGATTATGCTTTAGGAACAGATACTATCAGAGTTGGTGGTAAAAATAAAACACTGACAACTGAAATTGCTTTTTTCTTACCTACTTCTGGAATAGGAATGATTTTAACCAATCAGAGACAGGGTGGAGATAACGGACAAGGTCTCTATACATGCAGTAACACTACACTACAATTTGAACAACACTCGCGAACAGCACCTCCTTACTTATATTATCTAACAGCATCAGCTCAAGGATTTTCCAATCTAAGAATTGATGGTTGGAATATAGTCTCTTGGGGTTTGACAATTGGAACATCAAATATCTCATGTAATTACATGATTAATGGATACACTGAAACAATTTCAAATACAATTGTTTGGGACGGTGTAGAAAGCTTGACCGACGATAATCTCGAAATAGGAAGATGGAAAAATCACACGTATGGTGATTTCTATGGTAAACAAACAGTCGGAAGTCTTAAAGTTTATAATAGAGTTTTGAGTGTCAGTGAACAGTTAAGAAACTTCAATGCTCTCAGAGGAAGATACGGAATATGAGTGTCTATGCTGGTCCTGAGATATCAAATGATAGTTTAGTTTTACATCTTGACGCTGCTAACCGTAGATCGTATTCAGGCAGCGGTACAACATGGACAGATTTAAGTGGTTTTGGACAAAACTTTACGTTGTATAATTTACCTACTTTTTCGAGTAACAGTCAAGGTGAACTTTTGTTTTCTGGTTCTAATGATTATGCGAGAATACGAGGAAGCAGTTCTATAGATTTGATGAACTCTAATGGAACAGTTGAAGTATGGTTTAGAACAATATCTAATACTTTAGGAACTGATGCTTATGCACGATTAATTAGCTTTTCTGATGAAGCAGGTACAGGATCTGATACAACTTCGACACAAACCAGTGAAAATGATTTTAATACTTACCTGTGCGTAGTAAAAAATAATACAGACGAGAGATTGGCTTTATGGTATAAAAACAATCCAAGTGCTTTTGGTCCTGCAACTTTAGTAAACACAAATCAACATTTCAATGCAGTCATATCTTGGTCTACAAACGCATCACAAATGACATTCAGCTTCTATTTAAATGGATCAGTTGCAAATACAAGTACCGTAACTCAATCTGCATATAGCACAAGTGCATCTACAATAACGATTGGTCAAAACTCCAAAGGTGCACTTGGTAACACATTTCAAAATTCTACTTGTGCTTTTTCAATGATAAAAATGTACAACAGAGCATTAACAGCAGCAGAAATACGACAAAACTTCAATGCACACCGCGGCCGCTTCGGGATATGATAAATAACAAGACCAGTATCAACAGAGAGTAGTAATGGCAACTAATTACAAAGACATTGTGATTACCCCATCTAGGGGCGATGCAAACAATGATCCAGTCATCAAGTTTTCAGCAGGTGATGCAACTTCTAATTTAGATATGAACGTTCGCTTCTATGCAACGTCTAACGGAACTATGTCTTTTGAAGGTACCTCTGGCCAACTATTCTCTGTCACGAACGATCTCACTGGTACAATCTTCTCTGTAAACGACATATCTGGTATTCCTTCTATTGAAGTTGATGCTAACGGTAAGATATCTATGGCTCACTTCGGTGGTAACGTAGGTATCGGTACCAAAACACCATCTAGTATCTTTGACGTAAATGGTAAAATAACTGGAAATAATTTTAGTTCATCTTTAAGTACGAATGTCGCTTCACCATCATTTGCAATGGGAACAACTGGTATTTGGTCTAGAAATAGCTCTGTTCGTTTAAATTTCGCAATAAATGGCGCGGAATCTGGCGTTGAAGTTGGCACTAATTTATTTGCTCTAGCTTCAACTGCATATATATCATGGACAAGCGGTACTCTAGCAAGTACTAATCCTGATTTATTTTTACAGAGAGATGCTGCTAATACAATTGCGATACGAAATGGTACGGCACCGCAAACGTTTAACTCATATAAGACGTTTACAGATTCAAGTAACTATGAGCGTATGGAATTTGGTTACATTTCTGCTCTCGGTGTTTATGGCGTTTCCAGCGGTTTTGCTGGCACAGGTACTGCTCTGCCTTTTTATGTCGGTCCTCGTGGTAGCGCACCATATTACTTAATGACGAACAGCACTGCCCGCTGGCAGGTTTCTGGAGTCGGCCACTTTATCGCATCTACAGACAACATATACGATATTGGTACGTCTGGTTCAAATAGACCGCGTAGTGTTTATGTTTCTAACTCTATGTTTGCTCCAACATATTATGTTGATACTGGTGCGGCTGCGGCTCTTGGCACAGCAGGTCTAACACTCAACAGAACAAATGGTGCATATATCGGTTGGTCAAACAATAATGCTACTGTTGCTCCCGATACTACAATATACTCAGATGGTGCAAATACAATTGCTCAAAGAAATGGAACAGCAGGTCAGACATATCGTCTTTATGGCACATACACTGACGTATCAAATTATGAACGTCTTGCTATCTCTGCCAACTCTTCTGGTCATTATATAATTGGTGAAGAAGGTGGAACTGGTTCAGCAAGACCATTATATCTAGGTGCCAATAATAAAACAATCGTGACTATTGACTCTAATATGAGTATGAATGGTTCAAGTATATCCCTCGCAAACGTAGGTCCATCAGGTGGTATTCAGATATATGAAGGCACTACTACACCAAGTAGTCATTATATGCGACACACCGCTAGAGGATTCACACACTACTACGGTAACTCTACATTTCCTCGTTCAACATTTGGAACTTATGGTGGTGGTGGAATATATGAAGGTCTAGCTTTTGGTCAAGACGGTGCATCAATTGCAACTTCAGGCGCGAGTATCGGTATACCAGAAATGCGAACATTAGCATTATGGACATCAAACGGAACATCTGAAATTGAGCGTGTGCGCATTAACGCATCTGGTAATGTTGGTATCGGTACAACAACACCCACAGCTAAACTTCATGTTATCGGTACAGCAAACGTCACATCGAATCTTGTTGTTCAAGGTGTAGATGTCACTACAGCAATAAATAATGCTAATTCTGCATACGCAAAAGCAAATGTACGTACATTGGGTATAACAGTTGATGGTAGTGGTACTCCATTAACTACAGGAATTAAAGGTTTTGTTCCTGTTTCGTTTTCTGGAACGATAAGAAATGTCAACGTGATTGCTGATAGATCAGGCAACATTTCTTTTGATATATGGAAAACGAATAATACTATTCCAAATTCAAATAACTCTATTACTGGAAATAACTATATAAAATTGAATAATTCTCAGTATCTAAATATAAATATATTCTCTTCATGGTCACTAACCGTCAACACAGGAGATGTTTTCGGTTTTAATGTTGTCTCAGCAAATACGCTAACAAGAGCAACTTTGACTATAACGGTAGATTAAAAGGAACATAAAGTATGCCTATTATAGTATACAGATCAACAGACCCAGGCGCACCAGCTCTTAACGGAACAGCAGGCTCACTTGTGAACGTTCTTGATGCGATTCTTGTGAACGGTTATGGTGCAAAGGCTAACGCTGGTTGGGGTATTGCAAATACAGGTACAAACAAAAGAGTTTATCGATCAAACGGAGGTTCTACACGATATTTTTATCGTGTACAGGACGATGGCCCAGGCACTGGCAACACGCGAGAAGCAAGAATTTATGGGTCTGAAGGAACAACAAACATCGATACTCAAACTAACAAATTTCCTGCATCACAATTTATCGTAAGAAAATCAATGACTACCGACACAGCTAACAATCAATGGATTGCTGTGGCTGACAATAGAACACTATATTTCTTTAATAGAGTTCGAGATTTTCCAGGTTGGACTGCATTCATGTTTGGTGAATATTATTCACTGAAACCAACTACAGATGCAAACAATGCAATAATTATGGGTCGTACAACGGAACAAACTAGCGTAAGCACAACATATCCTTCACCTGCAGGTGAAGGTCTAGCAACTTTATCTGCTGTTAATGCTACAGTTGCTGGTACTGCAATGCCTAGAACTTATAATGAATTTTTTGGTCCAGTTACACCAGGCAAACATGGAAATCCTGCACATTCAGCAGCAACTTTAGTCGGGCTGTCGATATATCCTAATTTTAGTGCAAACATACATTTGACACCAATATCAATTACAGAAAACGCTGCATATCCAGTATTAAGAGGCAGAATGCGTGGTCTATATCACATTCTGCACCCAGCAAGCGCAAATCTTCAGAGCAACGTCAGTTGGACAGGCACAAGCACATGGTTAGGTGTTGGTTCAATGTCTGGCAAGACATTCATGTCAATTTCTCCGACGGCCGATGGCACTGGCATTTATGTTATTGAAACATCAGACACATGGGAGACTAATTGATGACTGTTACCGTTTATAGATCCACAGATGCCAGCGCACCAACTTTGACTGGTCAAATCGGTTCACTTTGTACTGTACTTGATGCTATTCTAGTGAATGGTTATGGCGCAAAAGCCGCGGCTGGTTGGTCATTAGTTACAAGTTCACCTATACAAGGAAAAAGAACATATCGAGTTGGCGCTGGTAATATGCGAGCATACTTGCGTGTTCATGATGATTCCCAAAACGTTTTTGCTTTAGGTCGCGAAGCTCGTCTTAGAGGTTTTGAAACTGAATCAGGATTTTCAACAGACATTGGTGCGTTTCCTTTAGCCAGCCAAGCGGGTAACGGTATCATTTTTAGAAAGTCTGCAAGTAACGACTCTACAACAAGACCTTGGGTTGCCATAGCTGATGATAGAACGTTATACTTTTTTGCATTGTCTGGTGATTATATTGGTTATTCGAGCTTTATGTTTGGTGAATACTATTCATTTAAAGGCGGTGATAACTTCAATAGTATTATTATAGGTAACGTTACAGAAAGAGCAGTGGCGGCTACTACTGGTGCTATCACTGCTGCATTGCCAACACAGGAAACATTAGATACTTTTGCAGCACCAACAGCGGCAGTTGCAGGTCACTTTGTTGCAAGAAGTTTTAGTGAGTATTACCAGCCTTCATTTCCTGTAGGTAAATATGGACATGCTGGACACTCTGCCGTAACGTCAGTTGGTCTTTATAACTACCCTAACAACTATGATAATAACATTCATTTGTGGCCAGTTACTATAGTAGAACCATATGTCAATAATGTTATTAGAGGTCGTTTAAGAGGTTTCTGGCATTTCCTACATCCAGTAGGTGTTCCTATATATGACGGTGAAACATGGTCGGGCACTGGTGATTATAACGGCAAGACATTTATGGCTATTAAACCTACAGCACAAGGTACTGGAGTATTTGTTATTGAAACATCAGACACATGGGAGACTAATTGATGACTGTTACCGTTTATAGATCCACAGATGCTAGTGCACCAACTCTTAACGGAACAGCAGGGTCACTTTGTACTGTACTTGATGCTATTCTAGTAGATGGTTATGGTGCTAAGCCTGGTGCTGGTTGGTCAAAAATATTATCATCAACATCAAATCCACTAATTAGCGGTGGAACTGCTGGAGCAAAAAGAATTTATCGTTGCGGTTCTGGAGCTATGAGACCTTATCTTCGTGTTCATGATGATTCCCAAAACGTTTTTGCTTTAGGTCGAGAAGCTCGTCTTAGAGGTTTTGAAGGTGCCGAATCATCTTTCGATTTGAACATTGGTGCATTTCCTACATTAGGACAGGCAGCTAACGGTATCATATATCATAAATCTGCTTGGACAGATACAGCGGCAAGACCTTGGGTTGCTATAGCTGATGATCGTACAATATATTTCTTCTCATTACCTGGTGATTATATTGGTTATGCGAGCTTTATGTTTGGTGAATACTATTCACTGAAGTCTACTACTGACTCATATAACGGTATGATCATTGGTCGTATAACTGAACGTACAGCCGCTGCCGCTGCATTAACTGTGGCATTATCTACACAAGAGACTCTCGAAACGCTATCAGTATTGCCTGCAACAGTTCCAGGTCACTTCACTGCAAGAGGTTTTGGTGAACATTATCAACCATCTATGCCTGTAGGCAAACATGGTAGTGGCATACACTCTGCGACAACACTTTCAGGTCTTTTTGTATATCCCAACTCAGTTGATGCTGGTTTGTATTTGTCTCAGGTTTGGGTACACGAACCTTTAGGTAACTCGGCTGTTGTGCGCGGTCGTTTAAGAGGTTTCTGGCATTTCCTACATCCAGTAGGTGTACAAGTTGCTGATGGTGATATGTGGAATGGGACTGGTGCACTTGCTGGTAAGACATTTATGGCTATTAAACCTACAGCACAAGGTGCTGGAGTATTTGTTATTGAAACATCAAACACATGGGAGACTAATTGATTGGCTTTTCTCGGAAACATAGGATCAAGCACTCTTATTGCAGTAACATCAAATACCATTAATAGTGCACCTGCCAATGGTTTTCATGTTTCTGGAAATGTCACATATTTGTCTTTTGCGGCTTCTAGGTCTAACAATGTTAATTGGACTAATAAAACAAATACTAATGGTACGATCAATGTTGTCCTTGTAGCAACTTCAACAGGTATATCTGGCGGTGAAAAATCTTACGTGTTCGTGAGTTAAGTGTCTTGGTAATGATACTGTGAAATGCTGTATTGCCAAATATATAAATAATAGTGAATAATATTTAATTATAACGTGAGTATATCATGAAAAATTTTGTCAGTTATGCCATCAGTAACGGTGGCAAAATCAAACCATTATTAGTAGATGCTGCATCAACAAACGGCACAGGTCTTTTTAATCCTAGTGTGTTTGTTGATGATGATAAAACATATATCAACATACGTCATTGCCAGTATACTCTATACCACGCAGAGTTGGGCAAACACGAACATCCATACGGCCCTCTAGTATATTTTAATCCAGAAAATGATATCACACTGACAACCACCAATTACTTTGGTGAGTTGAATGATGATCTATCAATCAAGTGGATACATAAGATTGACACTTCTAAGTTGGATGTCAAACCATTATGGGAATTTATTGGGCTAGAAGATGTACGTATTGTTAAGTGGAAGAATGCAATGTATATATGTGGTGTCAGACGAGACACAACACCAAACGGCGAAGGTCGTATGGAACTATCTGAGATAGAAATTGGTAATGGATATGTGAAAGAAGTGTCGCGCTTTCGCATACCTGCACCTGTTCCTAATGCATCCTATTGTGAGAAAAATTGGATGCCAATTTTACATGAAGATTTTACATTCTTAAAGTGGTGTAATCCAGTCGAGATTGTATCTTTTGATCTTAAAGACGCTACATGTAAAACAAAATTTTTAGGTAATCAAGTTAACTTCGATAGAGATCAGAGGGGCGGTGGTCAAGTAATTTTGTGGGAAGACGGATATCTGACGCTCACACATGAGACTGATTTGTTCAATAGTGAAGTCGGTAAGAAAAACGCGACATATAAACATCGGTTTATTCATTGGGACAAAAATTGGAATGTAATTACCAAGTCGCCTGTATTCTCGTTTATGGATGCAAAGATTGAGTTTGCATGTGGATTAGCTAAGAAGAATGATAAGATACTAATCACATTTGGTTTTCAAGATAATGCTGCGTTCGTATTAGAATGTCCTAGTGATGCTGTGAAGGAATTTATAAATGCTTGATGCTTTTATTGTTGATTATGCGAACGATTCAGAAAATCCAATCAAGAACTATAAAGTTGGTTTAGAGTATGAACGACTTGGTCATACAGCAGCCGCCATTTCATATTTTCTACGTGCAGCCGAGAGAACTGACAATGATGATTTGTCTTATGAGTGTTTGATACGTATAGGTTTCTGTTTTGAACGTCAACGAAACAGAAACTACACAGTCAAAAGTATGTTCTATGCTGCTATGTCATTGATTCCAGAAAGACCAGAAGCATATTATCATTTATCTAGAATGCTAGAGAGTGAAAAACAACATTTTGAAGCATACTCGATGGCCGAAGTTGGCTTAACCATCAGTAAGACCGATTTTAACAATCTCAATATCGATTATGGTGGTCGTGGTTACTTACTCTTTCAGAAAGCAGTTAATGCATGGTGGAGAGGTAGATGTATGGAAGCCAGAAAGATATTCCAGGACATCCTCAACAATCATTGGTCAGAACTGGATGATAAACATAAGAATTTGGTTGAAAACAATATAACATCGCTTGGTTCTGGACCATATAGTTATGCATTCAAAATGTATAAAGATGATATGTATGACAAGCTACGGTATAAATTTCCTGGTTCTGACAAAATCAAGAACAACTATTCTCAAGTATATCAAGACTTGTTTATCTTATCATTGCTCAACGGTAAACGAAATGGATCTTTCTTAGAAATCGGTGGTGCCGACCCTTGGATGGGTAATAACACAGCCCTATTAGAAACAGAGTTTGATTGGACTGGTGTCTCTATTGAATATGATAAGAAGTTTATTGATAACTATAAGGTAAATAGACCTAAAACTAAAGTTCTACACCATGATGCACTAACTGTTGATTACACTAAGGTATTATCAGAGAACTATGGTGATAGTAAGATCATCGACTATCTTCAACTGGACATTGAACCAGCTAAAAATACCTATGAATGTATGATGAAGATTCCATTTGATGATTTTAAATTTCGTGTGATTACTTATGAGCATGACTACTATGCAGACATAACAAGATCATACCGTGACAAATCTAGAGAATACCTTAAATCAAAAGGATATGTGTTAGTTGTAAATGATATCTCACCTGATGGTATATGTAACTTCGAAGATTGGTGGGTTCATCCAGAACTAATTGATATTGATATTCTCAATAGTATGATCGATACTGACGAAAAAACAAAATCTGCTACAGACTATATGTTTCCAGATAAACCAATCAAGATAGAGCATATGTCTGAGATGAAAGATTATAATATCTACAATAGTAATATGAGAAAGACTTCATGGATTGTAGATAGTTTTTACTCCGAGCCTGAAAAAATAAGAAAGTTTGCTCTTGAACAAAATTATCTAGAGGGTGGATTAGGTAGAGGTTTTATTGGTCGCAGAACACAGCAACAGTTTCTATTTCCAGGCCTAAAAGAAAAGTTTCAAGACATTATGGGCAAGACCATTACCAAGTGGGAAGATTATGGAATGAACGGTAGATTTCAGATAGCATGGTCTGGTGAACCATTAGTATATCATTGCGACAGCCAAAGGTGGGGAGGTATGTTATATCTCACACCAGGTGCACCATATCAATGTGGCACAACTCTTTATGCAAACAAGCAAACTAGAGCTAGGACATACTATGACCAGGGTTGGGATGCAGCATGGACAAATGTGCCTGGTGATTGTCATCTAGATGGAACACCATTCGAATCAGTTGATGTTCTTGGTAATGTGTATAATCGTCTTGTTATCTTCGATGCATCTTGTATTCACTCAGCATCTCAGTATTTTGGTACCGTTAAAACAAATGCTCGATTGTGGCAGATGTTCTTCTTTGATACTGAATGATTATAAATAATACTAAAAGAGGACCACTATGACAACCAGTACAGTAGTAATACTAAGATCGGGTACAATCTGGACAGTACCCTGGAATTGGAATAGCAACACAAACACAGTAATCTGTATTGGTGGTGGCGCTGGTGGTAATGGTGGTTCAGCAAACGGTGGCGGTGGTGGCGGTGGTGCCCGTGCAGTATCAACTAATCTAAACCTCACGCCGGGTAGTAATGTGTCATTTCAAATAGGTGCTGGTGGTGCTTCAGGTTCTAGTGGTGGCGATACATCTTTCAATAGTGGTGCTATTATAGCTAAAGGTGGCTCGACTGGTTCGAATGGAACTGGTGGTGCTGGAGGATCAGCAGCGTCTTCTACTGGCACAACAAAATACTCTGGCGGTAATGGAGGTAATGCTTCTGCTGGCAACGGCGGAGGTGGTGGTGGTGCAGCTGGAGATGCTGGCAACGGAAGTAATGGTGCTACTACAAATGGCGGCGCTGGTGGAATCAACGACGGCGGCAATGGTTCTATTTTGATTAGTGGAACAGGATGGGCTGGTTTTGATTTAGGCAATCAAGATACTAGATATGGATCTAATTATGCTGGTGGAGGTGGTGGAGGCGGTGCACCTGGTCCAGGTGGCGAAGATGGAAATGATGCTTCTAACGGTGGTGCTGGTGCATCATTTGGCGGAGGTGGTGGTGGAGGTGGTATTGATATAGGAACTGATGGAGCTGGTGGCATAGGTGGTGTCGGTGCTATTATAGTAAGTTGGAACTGGGAAGGCAAGATTAAAGCATCTGGACAACTCGCTATGAGTGAGATCAAGGCAACTCTAGATGAAAATTATGCGAACACATCATTAAACGAAACGAGCATGAGAACTCTTGCTGGTATACCTTCAGGTCAAATAGCTATTAGTAATTTTTATAGTAAAACACCGAATGCAACGTTTATAGCTAGTTCATCATCAGGCACATCTGTTCCTAATACTACAACAACCTTGCCATCAGGTTGGGAAGTTAGAGATATGTGCATTTTAGCTGTAACACACTACAATCAAGAAACATTTATAAATCAAGATGGTTGGTTTTATGTCGGTAAATCTCTTTCTAATTCCAGCCTTTTAAGATTAAATGTTTTCTATAGAATACTACAGGCTGGAGATACCGCTCCCTCATTTACCACTGCGCCTCAAGCATGGCAAATGCTTCTCTTTAGAAAAGCGAGCAGATTGACAAACAAACAGGTTGTCAACAACTATGGCTTCTTCGGCACTACACTGCCACTTACAGGATTTACCAAGATTTCTGATTCGCGCAGAATTGTTTCTATAGTTGCTGACACTTTCTATTTTTCCTATCCTACTCCAGCACCACCAGCAGGATGGACAACTCATGTTGTTAATGGTCAAGCAATTTATCAGGGATCCCAAATTTCATCTGCTTCTGTTCCGTCGAGTTCCTATACTAATGGTTCAACTGTTACATGGACTAATTTTGATAGTGGTTATACTCAAGGTGGTATTCTTTTTGAACTTGAATAAAATATATTAATTGTATAATTAGGAGTTAAACTGAATGAATGATGAAAACACAAATGTGGTAATTAATTTTGGAAATCCTCAACACAGAGCTGCTTTAGTTAATGTATCAACTGGTATTGTTGAAAATGTCATTGTTGTAAACTCATTTGAAGATGAAGTTCCTGCTGGTTATACAATCAAGCCCATAACAATAATTGACCTGGTGGGTGAAATAACACAGGAATATTTGGATATGATTGATATTATCAAACAGATTGATCCAGATTATAAAACACCAACTAAAGAGATAGAGATAAGACTCAATGTAACTAAATGGAGTGAAGAAAGAGGATTTTATACTGAATAAGTATAATCTTTATTGGATTCTATACGATGCAGAATAGTTTATTTTGGGTAAATTCTGGAAACAACGTTGTAACAAACAAGAAAGCTTTTTCAGAATTATATGACTATACCAATCTTAGATACAATATCAATCCAGCATTTGAAAACATTGATTGGACCAAAGAACCTACCAAAACCCTCAAGCAACTATATAAAGAAAGAGCAGAGCAACTAAGAACTGACTATGACTATCTGATCGTATATTTTAGTGGTGGTTCAGACTCAATTACAGTCGTAAACTCATTTTTAGATAATGATATACCCATAGACGAGATAGTCATCAATTCATTCACACAAGTGGATAAAGATGTTCTGAATTGTGACTATGCCAAGAGGTATCTTAAGCTTCGATCATTCAGAGGCAAGATAACTATCAATAATTTGGATCTTGATAAGATCAACACCATCATAGATAAGCAGTTGTGGTTTTATGATGAGTACAATTTTTCTGGTTTGTTGCCGTCATTGTCGAGAAGAAAAATATGTTTCTTCGAACAAAACAACTTACTTTCTTATACAAAAAGAATTGGTAAAGTGGCTCATATTTTTGGAGCAGAGTTTCCAGATATCACATGTCGCGAAGGTTCGTTCTACTGTAATATCAAATATTCTTCATTCGTAAACAATTTTGGATATCACGAAGCTTCAATCTTCTTTTTTATTCCAATTGAACATCCAGCTGTGTTTGTCAAGCAATGTCACGTACTAGCAAGGTATATGCATAAGACTGGTCTTTCGAAAGAAAGTGATTGTAAAATATCCATACGTGATGAATTTAATCCAGCTATGTCTAGTGTCAAAACTGGTGGACGTTCAAAAAACCAATTTTTGGCTGGCACTGAAAGTAGAATGATATTAGAAACATACATATCAGATAGTAAGTTCAAAGACTTATATAAGAATGCACTATATAATGAATTATTAAAACCACAGGTAAACAAAGTAGTATTACTCAATGGATATAAATCATTTAAATTGTTTGATGTTGATTGAAAATGACCACTGAAAATAACTGGTTGACACACAATCTTCGTGAACGCCTGACCGATCCTAACACAGATTTCAATCATACTATAAAAGTTGATATGTTTGATGACATCACGTTTGACGAGGCCAGCACTGAAGTCTGCTACAAATTACAAGCAATCAACCCTAATATTTTTTTAGGTTTGAGTGGTGGTTTAGATTCCGAATACGTGTTCAGAAAGCTCCATTCACTAGAAATACCTTTCACATCGGTAATTGTACAGTGTCCTTGTTATACCAAAGAAACACAGATTGCCTTTAATTTGTGTAAAGAGTATGGTGTTGAACCTGTTGTTATAGAAATCAGTGAAAAAGAGATGTTTTTATACTATCATAAGAACATTTATGAATCGTTCAACGGTATAGGTATAGGTTCTGTAGCATCAATTACAGCAACCGAGTATGCAAAAAATCACAATGGAATTTTTATAAAGTCTGAACACACAATTGGTGATATAGACGGAAAAGTTGCAATAGAAATGAACGAGTTTGATTTCTATTGCAATATCAACTACGATAACTCATATAACTTTTTCATGTATACGCCTGAGATTGTATATTCTTTAGCCAAATGTATGGGGAACACCGACTCGCAGACATTCAAGTGTGCTATGTTCAACATACCCTATAGAGAAAAGATTTATCCTAATTACTCTCCACATATTATGGTTTGTTACAAATATGCGATTTCAAAAAGAAAATACCGACCAAGTTCTAAATACACAGAAATACCAAAAAAATTTATTGAGGATCATTTTAAAAAATGACCTATGTTGCAATCTTTATATCTTGGACTTTCGTAATCTATTGGATGCATAGACTGGTACATTGCATTCCTTTTCTGCAAACAATACATGCTGACCATCACAGATACGTGAATAATCATGATATTGGATGGCATTGGTCAAACGTTTTCCTGTATAATGATACATGGATGAGTACACTGGATCTATGGATTACTGAAGTAATACCAACAATGATCATAAGTTTCTTTTTTGGTTATTGGCTGTTTGTGCTATACTATTTCTGGGCTGCTTTCATACAAGAGACAATAGAACATAATAATAAATTTGATCTGTATCCTTGGTTAACAAGTGGTAAATGGCATATGATGCACCATAAAAACAACAGTTGCAACTATGGTGTGTTTTTTCCTATATGGGATATTTTGTTCAATACACGAAAAGTCGTAAACTAACTTTATTTTTGATCTAATATGTTAGAAAAATCCCATATACCTGTTTCAGGTCTATTTCTGATTGTATAATGTATAGTTGTCTGAAGATGATTTAGTATCTTATCTTTCGTATCTAATGTAATTACGTTGTTTTTATGATCAAAAACTTTACAGATATTGCCTTTTTTCATCTCTACAGGTAACCAGTATCTCATGGGTGCAGATAGACTATTTCCACCACCATACTCTATAGATTTCATACGGCGCCAGGCATCAATCTGACTTGCTCCATAACCAATATCCATCAATTGTAATACCTTTTCATCCCATAGACATTTATAACAGAGACCACATGAACTAATCTGTTTAGTTTCTTCATCTAGTACGGGCGAGAAACATGAAATTGTCTTACTTCTAATTGCCTCGGGTAAATATGTGAACACGTGGTATCTGTTGAATTTTTCATGATAGCTGTCATCTGCCAGAGGATGAGTCATCTCACCTCTAGTCATCAACTTATTCCAAAGATTAAGGGAAGCAAAGTATGTTGGAGTTCCTTTGATATTTTTACCTTTGAAAAGAGATTGATTCTGTTGTTCCCAAGTTCTACCTGTCACCAATCTATCATATTTGGAATTATTGATGTGTTCACTTGACCATTCAATACCATAAAGCATTTGGTGGTTGTTCTCATCGTTAATATTACTGGAAACAACTTCCTCGACAATCACATCAAAATCTCTGATTTTTTTCAGTTCAGCAATAAGATCGTCGAAGTTGTGCATGAAGATTGCTCTGTTTGCCCATTTCAGATTCTCATCTTTTGTTGTCAGCGTGACAGTTGTTAACGGTTCATCCGTTTCAGATAAAATCTTATACGCAATGTAAGCCGAATCTGCACCACCAGAAAACAATAGCAGATTTTTCATACTAACTCCTTTTTAATATATATAATGTGTTCTCTCTATTTATAAAAGGTATTTCTAACCAATGAAAAGTTTTATAGTTGCTGTGTTGTTGATGATATCATCAACAATTGTTCTTGCATCTCAACCACTAAATATCGTTGTTCCGAGTATACCAGGTGGCGGAGCAGACGTACATGCCAGACTTGTATCAAAACACCTAATCAAATATATCAATACACCAGTCAATGTTATGAATATGCAAGGTGCTGGTGGCCTTACCATGTCAAACTGGATATACAATGTGTCAGACCAGCAGAATACAATAGGCATTCTGTCTGTAAACAATAACACAATAACACACGGCATATTGAAAGAGGAAAATGTAAAGTATGATATACAGAAGTTCAAATGGCTTCTATCACTAGAAGATGGAGATAAGAATGTCTTTGTCCTCTGGGCAAACAGAACTAGAGGACTAGACAATATCACAATGCTCTTAAAACCAGATAACATTTTTGTTATTGGAAACCAGGGTCCAAATAATATTCAGACATATTTTATTTCTACTGTTATTGGTGTTAAATCTAAGATCATATTTGGATACAAAGATATCATCAAAGCATTGGAAATGAACGAGATCGACGCCAGATTTGGTACTATAATGAGTGCAGAGTCTAGATATCCTCAATGGCTGACAGGACAAGATGTTATTGTTCCTATTCTACAGATGGGTGCACCACATAGACACCCTTCAATCAAAAATGTTCCAAATATTAGAGAGCTTGTCAAAGATGATAATGATCTAAAACTAATCACATTCTATGAAAAATTAGTTAAGTTATCGCGCCTTGTAATAGCACCTCCAAATATGAAGTCAGATAGAGTAGAATTTATCATTGATGCATTGATGAACATGAGACAGGATAAAGATTTTATCTCTGACAGTGACAAACTCAATCTAGATTTTAATTTCATCAATCAAAATGAAACTAGTATACTTATACAAGACATTTTAAACACTGATCCTTCTATAGTCAGAATGTTTATAAATAAGTAATATAAACAATGTAACAAGGTCTAAAAATGTCTATTCCATCATCAAGAGAACAACTAAAAGATTGGTGCCTTCGTCAGCTTGGGTTTCCAGTCATTGAAATCAATGTCGATGATGACCAGGTTGATGATCGTATCGATGAAGCATTGCAGTATTTCCAGCAGTTCCATTTTGATGGTGTTGAACGCTGGTACCTCAAGCATCAGATCACACAAGAGAATAAGGATAACGGCTATATTCCTATCACGGAAAACATTATAGGTGTTACTCGTATTTTTCCTGTAGGATCAACAAATGCTTCTGTAAATATGTTCGACCTGAGATATCAGTTGAGACTTCACGAACTTTATGACTTTACATCTACATCTTACGTCAACTATGTTCTTACAATGCAGCATATCCGTACACTGGATATGCTTTTTTCTGGTGAAACACCCATCAGATTCAATCGTCATACAGATAAACTCTACATCGATTGGGATTGGGCAAATGATGTTGATGTTGGTGAATGGGTTATCATTGAAGGTTATATTATAGTTGATCCTAATACATATACAGATATTTACAATGATCGTATGTTAAAAAAGCTGGCTACTGCTTACATCAAAAAGCAGTGGGGAGCAAACATGTCTAAGTTTGCTGGTATGCAGTTGCCTGGTGGTATTACTATGAATGGTATACAGATATTTCAGGATGCTGTAGCTGAAATCAAAGAACTTGAAGAGTTGATTCGTGATACCTACGAGGAACCTCCTCAGTTTTTATTAGGAACCTGGGTATCATTTTTTATAAATACTGCTATAGGGTCATCATTATTAGGATTTATGGGATATGCAGCAAAAATATGGAATTATATACCTATGGTTTGATCGTAAGAAAAAAAAATTTTACTTAGGAGCACATTGGGGCACCATTGATGATGGATATATCTGTTCATCACGGTGGATGAAAAACACATATAAAAGACGACCTCAAGATTTTAAAAGGCGTATATTAGAAAAAGTAATATCAAACAAAGAAGAAATGTTTTTGAGAGAAGAAAATTGGTTGTCTCATATAAAAGATAGTGAGTTAGGTATAAAATATTACAATTTACAAAAACACTGGAAACATTGGAATAGTAATCAAGAAAAATCGTTAACAGTTCGTGAAAAGTTATCTGAGGCATCAAAGAGACTGCATCAAGATCCCGAATATAAGAAAAATTATATTGAAGGTCGTAAAAAGATGCCTCCTCAGACACAAGAACAAATAGACAAGAGAGCCAAATCTAATACTGGTAAAAAACGTACAGAAGAAACTAAACAGAAGATAAGCGATAGTAACAAAGGTAAAGTTTTAGGTCCTTTAACCGAAGAACATCGTTTAAAAGTAAGTGAAGCCCTTAAAGGAAAAAAGAATCCTTTTTATGGCAAAACGCATGAACCTGAACTAAAGAAACGTATGAACGAAAAAACCAGTGCCACTATGAAGGGTAAAATACCCGCAAACATACCAACAGGATTTTGGTGGAATAACGGCATCATAAATAAAAGAAGTTTAGAATGTCCTGATAATAATTGGACAAGAGGAAGACTTTAAAAAATGGCAACTTCTCACTACTTCAATAATTATTCTGGGGCGGCCACAAACGAACAACGTCTCATGGAAGAAGTTGTCACTGAATCTATTAAGATTATGGGCCATGACGTTTATTACATCCCCCGTGAAGGATTCAATGAGACAGATATTCTCTTCGGTGAAAATCCTCAGTCTAAGTTTGAGCGCGCCTATCACATGGAAATGTATCTGGCTAACGTAGAAGGATACGAAGGTGACGGCGACTTCTTCTCAAAGTTTGGTTTAGAAATTAGAGATACATCTAACTTTGTTGTGTCAAGACTTACATTTGAAAAATATGTGCCGTCTTCTCTAGCAGTAAGACCAAAAGAAGGTGATCTTGTATTTGTTCCTGTAATGCAGAAGTTGTTTGAAATTAAGTTCGTTGAAGAAGAATTGATGTTCTTCTCAATAGGTAAGAGAACACCATACATATACGAATTGCGTTGTGAACTCTTCCGTTACTCACAAGAAAGCCTCAATACAGGCGTCGAAGAAGTGGATCATGTGGAACATACACTGGGCTATACAATTGATATGGATTTAAACAATGGTTCTGGCAATTATAATATAGAGGAAAGAGTATATCAGGGTGCAAACCTAGCATATTCTACAGCCTCGGCTGATGTGAAAGACTGGGATCCTATCACACAAAAAATTCAACTTATCAATATCATTGGTCAATTCCAAGCTAATGCAAATGTTATTGGATCAACTTCAAACACTATATATAACGTATCTATATTCGATGACCTTGGAGACAATACAGATTACGACACATATGATAATAGAAACATTCAGACTGAAGCTGACGCATTTATCGACTTCAGCGAAATAAATCCTTTTGGAAAACCATAATGCTCAGTAATCGACATTTTTATTATCAACTGACAAGAAAGTATGTTATCGCATTCGGTAACATGTTCAACAACATTTCGTTGATAAGAAACAACAAAGATACTGGTGTTGAAATTGAGAGAATGAAGATTCCTCTCCTATATGCACACAAAGAAAAGTATTATGCTCGTCTCCAATCTGATCCAGATTTGCAGAGAGAGTTGCAGGTTTCTCTTCCACGTATGTCTTTTGAATTGACAGGCATGTCATATGATCCAACAAGAAAGCAAAACTCTTTATTAAGAACAGCTAAAGCTAATACGTCTTCAAGAGTATCTTCTCAGTATATGGGTGTTCCATATGATTTGGAATTTGAGTTGAACCTATACACCAGAAACATTGATGATGGAACGCAAATAATTGAACAGATATTACCATACTTTAATCCAGATTATACTGTAACAGTAAACGTAATACCTGAAATAGGTTTCCTTAAAGATATACCTATCATACTCAATACTGTAACGACAAGCGTTGAACATGAAGGTAACTTTGATGCTGTAAGATTTGTCACATGGAGACTAACGTTCTCTATGAAGGCAAACTATTATGGTCCTATCAGTACACCTAAAATTATTCGTGAAGTCAATACAAATATCTATAATGATCCATCTCTAAAAGCTGGTAATATCATTAGAATCAATACTGACAGTGGTAACAATGGCACATATAAGATAGATGACTATGTGTATCAAGGTCCTACATATCAGACAGCTACAGCAGTTGCTCAGGTAATAGAGTGGAATCAACAAAATGGTAGACTCGTACTAGGTGGTGCACAAGGACAGTTTAATGTCAACACTGTGATAACAGCGGTGTCAACTAATGCATCATATAATCTGTCTAGCTTTGATGTTTCGCCATTAAAGTTAGTTAATATCAATATTGTACCTAAACCTAATACGGCAGATCCTGACGATGATTATGGATTTACAACAACAATTACAGAATGGCCAGAGACTGAGTGATGAAACAATTAGCTGAAGCTTTAGGTATTGAACATGAACAAGAAATTTTACCTCCTGTAAAGAAGCAGGAAGTAGCTGTTGCACCTGTTCCTACAGAAGATCAAGAAGATCAGAAAGATGACTATAAGCTTGCACGCACAACTTTCCGTGATCTTATAGACAAAGGCAACAATGCAATCGAAGGGATTTCTGATCTAGCTAAACAGAGCGAGAGCCCTAGAGCATATGAAGTTATGGCTACGCTGATGAAAACAGTT